AATAAGAATTATAAGTAGGATAAGTTGCTCCACTTCCAGTAAATGTCATTCCTGTTGCTTGAAACGTTGGAGAATATCTAACATAAGTTTCTAATCCGGAAGTACCACTTATACCTTGAATACCTTGGATACCTTGGACTCCCTGAATACCCTGCGGACCTTGATTACCTTGTACACCTTGTGGTCCTTGATCACCTTGAGGTCCTTTAATATCTCCAGCATCAAACCAAACTGTTCCATTCCAAGTCATTAAAGATCCATCAGATAATAAAATCCAAGCATCACCTATATTTGCACCAGGAAGACTTCCCGCACCTGCATTAAATGCAGCAAGATCAGCATATGATCCTAGTAAAGTAACTGAATTACCTGCTGTACCTTGTGGTCCTTGATTTCCCTGAACTCCTTGTATTCCTTGTGCACCCTGAATCCCTTGAATTCCTTGAGGTCCTTGCGGTCCTATTTGACCAGGTCCTAATTGAGTAATAAAATCAGCTACAGATATGGCTCCAGCTAGATATCCGTCATCTCTTCTGTTGTCTTTTAAACCTACAGGAAGTAATGTCTTATCAGGATCAACAGAAGTAACTACTCTTTTACCTTTAATCCAACTTATGAAGTTTAAAATATCCATATCATTTATAAATAGTTATATACTTAATATACTAAAAATAATTGAGATAAACAAAAAAACCTTAGATGTTTAAATCTAAGGTCTTATAGTTATTGTTTAAATTTATTAACTCAGTTTCAAAAAGTTATCATAAATTTCTTTATCCTTACTAGATAGTGTAGTGTAATCAAAAGTAACAACATCATCATTAATAACTTCTGATGTCATTCTACTCATTTCTACATCTTCTGTATTATTAATTATAGTTGTAGTATTTGCTGCAAAAACATTTACAAAATCTGTATATGTTTTTTGATTTTCTGTAGATAAGATATCTTTAGTAACTGTATAGTTAACTGTCTCATTATCAATTTCTTTAGTAACTAATACTAATTCAATTGTAATATCTGACTGACCTGCTGAAATAAATGTATTCATAATTATATGTATTGTGGAACTATTAAGTTTGCCTCTTGAGTAAATCCTGTTGCTGTATATAAACTTGTGATAGAGTTATTTGCTCTTGTAGCTTGTACATTAATCATACCTGCACTTGAACCTGCAATACCTGACATAAAGAAATCTGATGCATTAGCATGTTGACAAACTACATTATTAGCATAAACTCTTGAAGAAGCTGAAGTTAAACTAAGTGTATTAAACCCACCTGCAGCATCTCCATTATAAATAGTACAATCATTTAAAAATAAGTTTGCTGCACCTACTCCAATAATTGCATTAGCATCTGTACTATCTCCTCTTACAATTGTAGAATTTTTAATTTGTGTACTACCTGCACCAACAGATGCAACAATAGAAGTAGTACTTATATTTCCTTCAATGAGTTGTTTAGAACCACTATTATTTAATAAAGCTCTTTGTGTACCAGCATATATATTACCATTAAGTCTTAATGTATAAGCATTAGATGTTGTCCAATCAGAAATACATCCGCTGTTAGAACCTAAAAATGTAGCATTAGTTACTTCATTATATAAATCACCATTAATAGTAATTATAGAAATTGCTGCTACTGCATAAGTAACTAAACATTGCTTATAAGAAGCATTATTGCCATATAATCCACCATCTTCAATAACTATTTTAGGACATGTAATATTTACATTTCCTGTATATCCAGCAATTGTTCCTTGACCCCTTACATCAAAGATACTATAGGGGGCTCTAACAAATTCTTTAACATTTAAGTTTATATCAACTTGTCCTCTAATTCTAGAACCGTTTGCGTTACCAGCATTAGTTTTTAAACTGTTACAAGTAATATTTATCTTAGGAAAATAAAGAACATTACCATTAGCAATTTGAAAAAAACCATTATTTGTTGCATTATCTGTTTTATCAAATTCAATTGTTAAAGTACAACCATAGTTTAATGTAATAGATGCCGATCCTGTAAACTGAGCATATCCAAATAATCCAGATACTGCTTGTTGATCAGAAAAAGAATCACTTGCTCCAGATGTATAAAATACTACACCATTTTCTGCATAGTAATAAATTCTATTTCTAAATACAATACCTTCATTATACTGACCAGGTCTCAAATGAATTATAATTGGAATACTAGCCCCTAATGCAACAGCAGCAGCTGTAGCAGCAGCAATAGTTTTATAAGTATTAACTAATGAACCAACTTCTGCAGTAGCATTATTACCATATACTAAATCTACATATAGTGTATATGCAGCATTTACATCTGTAAGTCCAGGTACAACTTGTGCTAAAATAGAATCAGCAAAATCACGGTATGTGTTTAATGCTGGTCTATAATTACCATCATAGTTTGGATTTCTTACTCCTAATGTAATTAGATCAGTGTCTTGTGGTACATCCACAATAGCTTTTAATCTAATTAGATCAGGATAGTTAGTTAGATTATTTAACATATCTTTAATTTAAATTATGAATGTTCAGTTATACGTACTCTATTAATTGTTGCTTGTTCAGCAGGTGTTCCTAATAATACAGCAAAAATAATATATAAATCTGCAGTAGGGTTAATTGTTACTTCATCTCTAGTATTGCTTACAAATGAAATATCATTTGCACCTATCTGAAGAAAGTTATACCCATATATTTTATTACCAACTTTTTGAAAATCTCTTTCATTTCTAAACCATCCTCCATCTGCCGATTGATTAGCACCAGTAGCAATTCTTGTAGCACCTACTAATGAATTAGAGGTATTAACCCAAATTTGAGATTGAACTACATCAGAACCTGTACGATACACACCCCATGATGTTTGAAGAACACTGTTTGTAGCAAGTGTGTTTGCAGGAACTAAAATACTTCCTGAAATGTATGGTGTTAAAGCAATACCTCCTGTTACAACAGATCCTTCTGGAATTGCACCAATAGCTTTAAATCCTGAAATATTAGGTCCGGGTACTCCTTGAACTCCTTGTGGTCCTATTGCTCCTTGAGAAGCTAATAATGCCCAATTTGCTGTATCTAAACTAGGATCAGTTGTACCTGATGTTGGATTAATACAAAAGTAAGAAGCTCCGCCAAAACCTACTGCATCATCTGCAACATAAGAATTACCTGATACCCATGCACCTTGCCATGTTAATCCAGCTGGTCCTACTGGTCCAGGTAAACCATTTGCGCCTGTAGCACCTGTTAAACCTATTGGTCCTGCAGGTCCTGCTGGTCCTGGACCAAATTGATTTGCAAAATCCGCTACAGATATAGCACCTGCTAAGTATCCATCATCTCTTCTATTGTCTTTAAGACCTACTGGTAAAAGAGTTTTAGATGGATCTACAGTAGTAACTTGTCTACCTCCTTTGATCCAACTAATAAAATTTAAAATATCCATGATTTTATTTGTTTATTATTTGTTATGAGTAAACTCTTATTTCTATTGGAAAATTATCTAATACATCATTATCAATATCTTCTGGTTGCAACAAAGTTGTTATACGTACTTTATCAGAATCTTCCCTTGTAACTATAACAAACCGACCATTATTTGTAAGGTCCTCATTAAGAGCTGGTACTCCATATATTGTTTGTTGTGATCCAAAAGGTCCTGATAACCACGTTTTATTATCTGTAAAAGCACCAACTAATACACCATAATAAACTCCAGCACTATCATAATTCCAAATTATATTCCCAATAGTATTCTCTAATACTGTTACTACTGGAGCTCCTGTATTGAATAGTAAAGCACTGCCTCCATAACTTATAGGTGTGTCATTATTTATTGCAACAAAATAAGTACCTGGGTCATTGTTTGGTGCACCAACATTTAAGAAGTTTCCACCAGGATTTTGAATTTGATAAGTTACTCCTTTTGTTAATGGTCCAGAACTAATTCCAATTGTATTACCAAAACCACTCTGTGTTAATAAAGCTGTATACACTTTATATGCAGGTACTGGTGCAAGTTGTGCTGCAAAGTCTGCTACTGTAATAGCACCAGCTAAATAACCATCATCTCTGCGGTTATCTTTTAACCCAACAGGTAATAATGTTTGTGTAGGATCAACTGAAGTAACAACTCTGCCACCCTTTATCCAAGAAATAAAATTTAAAATATCCATTGCTAATGTTTTTGTATACAGTATAATATACAAAAAATATTTGAAATAAAAAAATCCTCAGCCTGTAAACTGAGGATTAAATTTTCTAGCTAAATGAGGTAACAAATACTAGAATACTTTTATGCACATAAATAACCAACTGTAAAAGCAACAATGATGATTAAAGTAATAGCAACATTGCTCATAAATCTTGCTTCCGGATCTTCTTCCCACATATGTTTTTGTGGATTGTAGACAGGCTTAGTTAAACTTATTGAAGCGGCCCAAAGAGTAATTACTAGTATCACTGCTATAAACCATCCTATTGCTTTAAAAATTAGTATCATAGTGAATCAATTCTTTTTTGTAAATATACTAAAGCTTTTTCTAAATCTTCTTTTTCTTTAGATTTATTTTTCTTTCCTGCTCTAGCTACATATTTAATTACATTGCCAAGGTAGAAGTCTTTATCTAAACCCCACGCTTCCAGTACGTTAAACACTTCATATACATTACCAGCTCCACCATAATGATTAGGTCTTGTAGGATTTTCTGCAATACCTTTTCTTTCATTGTACTGGTTACATACCAAATCATGTTCTGCTGAACTTGTCATTACATATGGAAAGTCTTCATGATTAGTATCCATGATTACCAAATTATTACAACATCCATTTCACTAAGTACAAACTTCATTGTACCACCAACTTCTAGTCTTTCAACTGTTTCTAAGTTCAATGCAGATGTACGGACATACACTTTATCTCCAACTTTTACATCTTCTACTTTGTCTCCTACTGCATACACATTCAACTTGTTCCACAACTTAATTGTTTCTTGCATAATGTGTTCTTCATCTTTTTCAGATAACTGGATAGATGATTCTTTTCTTACTGGTACATCAACTAAGATTGTACGGCCTCTTAATACTTTAAATTCTGACATAATTTAATTTTTAAATGTTACTACTTTTACTGCTGCCATTTGTGCACTTACTAGTTCTCCTACTGCATGGTCAAATAACAAGCTCTTAATCGGAGATTTTCCGTTTTCTTCATATGATTCTAACATGATATTAGCAACTTCAGCCATCAGGCTTTTTACTTTAGCTACCTTGTCATCATTAGAAGAGTTGAATTCAATACCTACTAATAACTCACCAAAAGATAAAATCTTTGTTTCTTTAAAGCCTACTGTTTCTTCTACAGCTTCATTTACATTTGTGTTCTCTTCCATTATACAACTGTTTCATATGTTAATTTAAATATATCTTCCCGGCAAGGATAGAACTCACCCTTAACTCCTCTGATAATATAATCTCCTACTGTAGCTGTCATATCTCCTTCTAGAGTTACAACAACTAAATTGTTTGCTTCACCTTTGCTAAAGCATTTTTCACAAAAACCTAACATCTCAGTTAAGTTGTCACCTGTCCATTGTTTTGCTTGAATGACTACAGGTTTCTTTCTATAAAATTTTGGCATAAACTTAGGCATCATATTGAGTTGTATCCTTCTTAACGGGAATAACAGACTGATCTCTTAACAAGTCAAATTTAATTTGTTCTAAGATTCCTATTAGGATCGTTGCGGGCATGCTAACTTTGTCTAAGCCCATTTCAATTTCAATTCCTTGATCTTCATATACATGAATGGCAAGGATGGTTGTTTTTTCTAACATACTTATTTGGTTTTTAGTTTGAGGTACAGATAGGATTCGAACCTATGGCTTTACAGTTTTGCAGACTGTTGCTTTAGACCACTCAGCCACTGTACCTTATTTTATACAAATATAAACTTTTTTTATTTACAAACAAAAATCCCTAGAATATTTTCTAAGGATCTTTCTTACCTAAGCTTAGCAAAAATTTTCATCAATACAAATATAATCTTTTTCTAATAACTTTAACTTATCAGATCTTTTTTTTATAATTTTTGCTGGAGTTCCTGCTATTATACTATAAGCTTCAAAACTCTTCATAATTAAAGAATTACTTCCTGCTGCCACTCCTTCTTGTAAATGTACACCTGGAAGTATAACACAACTTGCTCCAATTACAACATGGTTATCTAAAATTACAGGTTTAGAGGTTACGTTTCTTAAATTTATTGGAACTGTTGGATTGGTAAGAAAGTTTCCAGAGTAGTCATCTGTTGATGAGTATATACTCACGCGTGATGATAAACCAGAAAAATTTTTTAATGTAATTTTTGCAGCACCCACTAACAAACAAAAGCATCCAATATGTATATTGTTTCCTATGCTTATACCATCCTTTCCTGCAGATAGTACGCAAAAGTCATCTATCCTTACATTATCACCTATTTCAATATTACTTGGGTTATACAGACTAGTTTTTTTTGATATAAGGACATTGGTCCCAAAACTCTTTAAACTAAGTTCTTTAAGCTCATTTTCAGTATAGTACATAATTTATTTCCAGTAATTCATAAATCCAGTACTGTAATGTAAATAATCAGTCTGGAATAATTTATTTATTGACTCTATATTAGACTTAAGATTTTCAGGTTCTTTTTTAAATAACACCCAGCATTTAGATGATGGACAATATATTGAACTAACGTAACCCCATTGCTTCATTAAAATATCCATACTCTTATTGGTATGTAATGCAGAATGGACAGGTGGTGTAATATAGAACCAGTTTGGATCATTAGGTATATTTTCACAAACTACTGTGTGTATTATCATTATCCCATCTTCAGTTACTAAATTGTTTATATGATCAAGGTCTGCTCTTTTTCGTACATGCTCAAATAAAGCACTTGTAACAACCACATTTACTTTACTCAAGTTTTCCTCTTTAACGTATTGAACAGTATCAGCAGTATTATCTGTAACATATGGATCATACACTGGTAATGATAAATCAAAATATTTTAAAAGTATCTTACTTAATGTACCATACCCACCAGCATAGTCAAGCATATTAGTTTTAATAATATTGTTCTTCACTAAAATATTTATCATTGTTGCCTGCTCTATATAGGGTGGTTCATTTATATCTTCTCCAAGCATTTTATTTTCAAAGAGTGTGTGGAAATCAAAATTTAATTTACACCATGCATCATACTCCATTTTAAATACAGTATCAGAACAAGTAAATCCACATGAGTTACATTTGTAGTAATGAGAACTATTTAAAAAATAATCATAGGGAGGTTGATACTCTTTAGTAAAAGCATATGTTATATCATTACCGCATATTATACATTGATCTTTCATTTTACTGTGTATATATTTTAAATTGTGACAAATCTGGATATACTAGTTCTATATCTGGATTGTGTTTCTTTGTGCCATCTTGATTATAGAATTGACCCATCAATTGTATACCTCTTGCGGCCAACTCTGGTATCATATAAAAGTTCCAACCAGTCATGGTAAATGTATCTTCATGATATGAACATTCATTTCTTCCACTATATCTAGCTTTCTTAAACCATTCGTATGCTTCTTTATCATCCGTTAGTATTGCTCCACCTTTTGATAACTTTAAGTGTTTATGTGGACCTGTAAAAGAAATGCACATGTGTGTACCTGGACTGTACATATCAGCAGTAAACCTTAAAGCTGAGTCCCAAACTTTTGTTGGCTTCAATTGGTACGCTCCTTTAAATGAACCTTCTATAAATTTAACTACCCCATTAGCATGCATTATCTCACATGGCACAGATGGATATGTTTGACTTGGGATTTCTATTTCTTTGCCTGATATGTTTTCATAATATAACGCTAAAAAAAGAGCATTGCTCAAACTGTCTATAGCCACCACATATGGTGCACTAGTATAGTCTGATAATACTTTTTCAAATTCCTTTGTAATATTATGTGGGTTTATCATATAAGCTTTTGTAGTTTTTGAGTATCTCTGTCATATAAATCAGATGCCATTTCTGCAGGTATAGATACCAAAAATTCTTTTATAAATTCTTCTTTACTGTAGAATCTTTTTGGGTAATGGAACATGGTAAAGTGATATCTATTTATTCTAACGTCACCTTCTGGGTTAACTGTATGCGCCCCACCACTATAATTTATTTCTCCAATAGACTTTCTAAACATTAAAGATTTACAGTACCATGGATGTAATTTTCCATGTGTAAATTCCCTTGGGCCATTTTGTCCTTCTTGAACTACCATGTTATAACCTTTAAACTTAATTACGTCAAAATTTTCAATAGCATCAAGATCCTCCAAACTAATATTGATCAATTCATCCTGGTCTACTACAATGATCCATTCTGCTTCTGATTCTTTCCAACAGTTATTTCTCAAGTATGTTCCAGAAATACCTTTTGGTTCTTCTAATATATAGTCTACAACATTACAACCACGGCTTCTGCAATAGTCTCCTGTTTCATCTGTAGAGTTATCATTATAAATATTGATTTTACATCCTGGAAATCTTTCTTGATAATGATCTAAGAACATTGGTAAGATATGCATCCCATTATAAGCTGGTACAAATATTTCTACTTTCATAAAACAAATATAATAAAAAAACCCAGGTAGTAATTCTTGATCAGAGAAACTTTCCTGGGGGTGTTACTGGTTATACATTTCTGCTTTCCCATTAACGGAGAGACCAAGCAGCAGATCTAACGGGATGCATATTTGGTACTGAGCCTGCAAATCCTATTCACAGGTCTAGCAAAAGACTAATCTATACAAAATAATCTCTTTCTACTGTAGCTATAAATATTAAATTCATTCACAGTATCTATCCAATATCCCAATGGGAAAGTGTCCTTGCAATAGAATGGATAGTCTGCCGTGTTATTATAGATAGGACTTGATACAGTATCCCAATGATATGTATAAACATACCTAGGTCTAGTGTTGTCATACCCATCACCATTCCACCAACCTGGATCACTTTGAACATCAATAGAGTCCTTGTATCTTCTCTCCCACAGATACATTGCTTTACATGTACATGGCTCTGCATTAGGACCATACTCTTCCTTCTTACATCCAGTTAAGAAAATTGTTAATGCTAATAATAATACTTTTTTCATAATATTTATACCTTTAAAGGTAACTACTTTTCAAAAACACTACATAATAGAGAATCAATATCCCCAATATGATATAAAAACAGAGGCTCCCACCTGCCTTACTCTGTCATGAGCTTATCTCTACAGTAACTCACCCGATGCCACGGATGCTTAACCACCCTGCATTCCCTCCTTCACAATGTTAAGTTGTCTTGTGAGCCAGTTGTTTTTACTTTCTTTAGGGAGAACTTGTAATGGGTATCCTAACGGTTTTATCCTATTAGCTTGTCTCCCGTCTTATACCACAAATATATATTATAATATGCATAACACAAAATATAACTTACAAATGTATGCTATACTTTACATATTATACCAAATATACTTTACATAATAGTACTATATTGTAAATTTTATTTAAGGTTATTCCCTGATGAAAATTATTTATTTTGTGCCATATTATTTAATTTTTCCTAATTGTCTAAATACTATTGATATTCTTTTGTGTTCTAGTTTTTCTATGCTGTGTTTCCAATGTGTTCTGTATACACCTTTAAGCTGTATAATAGATCTTGCTGGTAAAGTTATAACTTCTCTTTTTGTTCCATATGTCAAAATAAGTTTTGCATCTGATAACAAACTCAATATGGTTATTACAGGTCCAGCATCTACATTATCTATATGCGGAACCATCTTGTTTCCTGGATAATAAGTGTTAACTGTTATATCTTCTGGTAAAGCATCTAGTATTTTTTTATCTATCAACCTATAACATAGATCTAGTAGATACTCAGGAATAGGATCTAACTTCTCATTACTATAAATAGAATTGCCATATCTTACTAGAGTTCTATCATTAGATACTTTGCTGTTTGCTTCAGCTTGTGCCAGAGACTCTAACAGTAAGAGTTCTTCTTCTATAGATATAACATTAAATTCTGGTGTTACTATCATACTAAATAATTATGTCACAAATATAGTAAACATTTGTGACAGTTTATCCCCGGTCTATTTTACTAAGTTCATGTACCCCAGGGGTATAACTAGATGGGGAAATTACGGGATATGGGTTTATAATATGTAAGGGATTGTGAAGGGGCCTCCCTACAACACCCCCCGGGGCCTGGCCGATTGGGGGGTACCCCTATGACTCTGAGGGCATGAATCTCATACTAGATAAAAATAAAAACTTTTTATTACTGTGGAAAAAAGGTTGCCGCTTGTAACTGATCTTATGTGAAAAGTGATGCATCTCACTGACCCAACATATGGAAAATGTGCTAGCTACTGGTGAACACAAGATGTGAACAGAGAGAAATCTCTGTTCTTTTTTTTAACCACAATGCTTAGGCCGCTTTTAACTTAGTTTGATTATTGATAAGTTATGTCCCAACACGGAAGTGAGACATAGTTGAGTTACAAGTCCTGGGACTTTTAGGCAGCTAGGAGAGGGAATGTACGCCCTTGGCATAACTTATCTTTTTACTAACTTAATTAAACTATACTATTATGATTGTAAAGAACATGATTGAAGAGATTGAGGGTATTATGATTCTTAACAAAGCTAAGGTGGACCATAAGGTTCTCAATGCTTTAAAGGAATTAGATCCTAAAGACATTAAGGATTACCGCAATAGCCTAGCACTAGAGTGGCAGGTTAAGCACAAGAACAAGATGATACTATTAGAGGATTAACATCCTCTTTTAGTATTATATATTTTTTAACTAATAATATAAACATTATGAAAACAATTATTTTTATTTGGTACTTAGTGACAGGAACTGTAGTACCACAACACAAAGTGAATGACAGACAGACTTATGCTGTGTTCTTTGAAGATGGTAAGGTAGTAGACTTTGCCTTTAGAGGTGAAGTTATGCAGTATATACTTACTGGTGAGTTTGAGTATGATGAAACATTAGAGGATTAAGTTCCTCTTTTGTTTTACATTATACTTAGGCCGCTTTTAACTTACATTAATTTAAACTATACATTATGGAAATTACACGCGTACAACCACCTAAATTCCGTGTTGGTAAACACTTGCTAAATGAATATGAACTTAGAACATTAATGCTTGAGGTAGCACAGGGTAAAAAACCTGCTGGTATTAAAGTTAAGTGTTCTGAAGGTAACATATCTACCATTAGAAAAGACGGTGTGCTAACTGAGAAGTTAACAGGTTTAGATTTAGCAGTTTCACTGACATTTCAAATGCTTGCTTTGTAGACTTATTTAAAGAGGAGTAACATCCTCTTTTTTTTGTCTCCCCACGGTGTAGCTTTGTAACTCAAGTGCTGATAATGAACTAGTTACAAAAAACCCATATTGCTCAGAACTCATACCCTATTGCGCTGCGCGCAAGGCTTATTTGCCGCTTTTAACTGTGAGGGATTATTATTTATTTATTAACTTTTAAAACCCATTATTATGGCAAAGTTTGATTTTAAATTAGAGGAAAACCCTAACACAGGAGAACCTATGTACGTAAGTACAATGCAAGGAGAATTAATTTCTATTGCAAAGGATCCTATTGCTAACTCAAGTGCTAATGCGAGCTTGTTCTATCCTGCTACAGTGCAGTATGAAAATGCTAAAGGCAATGTAGTAAAGAGTGGTTGTTTGGTGTATGAAAAAAACTTCAATTATGGTATGTCAGTAGGCAGTACATATTTGGGTAAAATCATCATTACCAAGGACAAACCATTACCATTGTTAGTTCTTTCTCACCTTGATAGAGCATCTAATGCTACTATGGAGGACTTTGGCTTTGACATTAGCCTGTTAAATGTAACAGACTTTGATGTTATCTCAAAGAAGTAATGATAATGCCTCACACTATTATATAGTGTGGGGTTTTATTTTTACCCAAGGACTCATATCCTATTCCCCTGCGGGGAAGGCTTTCTGGCCGCTTGGAACTGTAGGGGATATATAAGGTAGTATCATTATATTACATTTATTGTTACGGTCATAGTAAGTAATAATAAGTCATAATAAGACATATAAAGTGTTTATACTCTACTATACAGAAATGAGACTCAAGTACTGATAATCAGGTAGTTAATTTTTTGTAAGAGTGTGTTAATGTGGGTTATTGGGTGTAAAACACCTACCATTACTTTACCAACGGTCATACATAAGTAATAATAGACTCAGTCTATACACTATTAGTATATAGCTAGACATAAACTATTAGTACACTACTATCTCTACTATTACTATCCTTAGTACTATATCCTATTAGAGTAACATAACAACATCTCCCGGAAAAAAGCATTTAGCCCTAAATAAACTATATTAACTACTTAAAACTAAACTTATGGAAACTTATTACTGGACTATGAAGAATGGTCAAAAGATCAATGTTGATGATATGGATGAAAATCATTTAAGAAATACTCTTAAGCTTATCATTAGAACAGCTGAAGCTAGAGCTAAAGCTAAACAAATAGCTGAGTCTAAGTTTAGACTCCGTGGAGATATAGCACAAGACCATGTAGCACAAATGGAAGATCAAGATTACTTTGATGAATGTGCTGCTGACTTTGAATTTTGGAAATCTTAATAACTTAAACTATAATTATGACAAAAGAAACTTTAACAAGACTTCTTAATGAAGCTTGTGAATTACTTATTATTTTTGAAGATGGTAATGTAGCTAATAATGAAGATAAAACAAGAATTGTTGCAATTTTCAATGAGATTAAATATGCTGATAAAATAGATTCTGAAATGTATTTATCAGCTGATGAAGAATGTCAGGATTGGAATACATTTAATAAAGATAAAATTTAATTAACTTAAACTATAACTTATGGAAGAAATAAAACAAGCAATAGAACAAAAACTACCTCAGATACGTGAAGAAAACAGAGAAGAATGGGAAAAATTATCAATTAGATTAGCTAAACTAAAATTAGATAGAGGAGATTCTGTTTCTTCTATAGTAGATTATATACTTAATTAATTAACTTAAACTATAAATTATGAAAAGACAAGCATCAGTAGGTATGTACTACCTATACACAATGATTATTGTGTTTATTTTGGCATTATTTATGTCATCTTGCGGAACTACATCTCATGGATGTAACTATGCTAAAGCACAAAAGTACAATGCAAAACAAATGAGAAAGTCTCATAGATACAACTAGTATGAAAGAGGGACAGTATATAGCTATCACACCATTATTTAGTATTACTAAAAGAATTGAAGTGGTTAGAGTTATTAAAGTCTTTTCTGATCATACTTATGATGTACAGTATCCTAATGGTCATATAGAAAGGCTCCCGATTGGAGCTTTTCTTGCTTAAATTATTAACTGTTAAATTATGTTAAATGTTTAGAAAAAAGATTATAGCTCTAGAAGAGAAAAAGAAGCTGAGAAAGATTGATTTAAGTATGGTTCATGATATAGGAGCAGATCCTATGACTGCAGAAATGTATAAGAATGATCTTATGGTTGAGATTATGCATATTGATAATGAAATTAACTATGAAAGATCAATGAGACCAATTAGATGTGCTGCAGTTATATTTGTAGCAGTAGCAATATTACTAGTAGTTTACATAGTAATATCAGAAATTTTGTAATTTATAAAAACCAGACATATGGAAAAGAGAAAAGTAGGTAGACCTAAAAAAGTGGTCACACCAACACCTAAAGTTAAAATTAACTATAGAGAAGCTTATTTACAAGCTTTAGAAGTTATTGATGACTTACATCAGAAAATAGAAAAAGCTGATGAAAGAAAAACAGTATGGATTGATAAGGCTAAAGAAGAATACCAAAAAGCTATAGCTATAATTAGTTTAGTTAAAGAACAAATTGATACAACTGTTAATGATTTAATTCAAGTTGAAGTTACAACAGGTAAAATCACTGCACTTGATGCTATCTATCATGTTAGTATGCTTGAGCGTGTAATTGAAGCTAAGTTTAATTCTGAAACTGAAGAGTAATGAGTAAAATTATTAAGTTTCATGAACAGAATGTACAAACTTTAAAAGTACTTGAAGGTTCAACATGTGTTACTTGTGGTACACATTTAGAACCAGGAGAAAGAGTTTATCTTCAAGAAGATGATACAAAACTTATGACAATGCCAAAGAATGGTAAGCCTGCCGGAGTATCTGTAATTTGTGCTAATTGTAAGTAATGTGTTAGTCAGGATGGATAATCTGTCCTGACTATAATGGTCCCATAGCTCAGCTGAATAGAGCAATTCACTTCTAATGAATAGGCCACAGGTTTGAATCCTGTTGGGATCACCAAGACAGCTGGAACAGACAGCATTATTTATTTATTTATTTAAAACTTAGAATTATGTTAGGAAAACTATTCAAGAGAAAAAAAGAATTAAAGCCTTCTAATGAATTGAAGGTAGCTATTATTGAAGATAGCACAGACAACTTGTATACTAATTTTGGTATTACAGATGAAAGAAGAAATGAATTGATTGAGCTTACATTAGCTAGTTATAAGAATCATAGTAATCTATCTAAATCTTATGAAGAGATTATTGCAAAGTGTAAACATGTTAATGAAGTCATAGTGTGTGTAATTATTTTTGAAAGAAAGATTAGTCATTCAAAGGAACTTTCTGCACTAGCAAATTTAATTGGATTATGATAAAAGATAATGTAATTGATTCAGCACTAGGGTTTGACTTTAGTGCTGATATTATTGACAATGAAGGTCAATATGTTCAAGTAGGTGCTAAAACAACTTTACCTATAACTGATGAACAACCTTGTATAGGTAATAGAGTTGGTGGTGAAAGTTGGTTTACAAACTTTAATAAAGATCTCTTAGCTAAAGTAAGAGACTACAAAAGATTAAACTTATGAAAATACATGTTGCATATGATGAAACTGATGTAGCTAAAGCATTAACCAAGATTATCAAAGATTCTAATTCAGAAGAGTTTGTAAAATTATTGACTCCTATGCTATGTCAAAGTACTAATGCGGCAAATTGGTTTTTTAAGTTAATGATTGGTAATAAACTACCTGATGTTATTCCAACAGGTACTCTTTGTAAAATCAGTGTCAATAATTTAGGTTATAGTTGTAACAAAGATGCTATTAGAGCTAAATATGGTGATGAGAACGGAAATGTTGTTGTAACTGTAAAAGAATTTAGAGGCCATCATGATTATAGCAGTTACTACGTTCAATATACTAGTGTAGATGTTAGTGGTAATGATAAGATAGATACTACTATGGTGCAAGGTGATGAACTAGAAGTAATTAAGGAAATTTAATGCAGTATATCTCTGGATATGCTTTTCCTAACAAAAATAACAAGGGGGCTTATGTCCCCTTTTTATTGTATTAGCTATATAATGTTTTTTATTAAATTTTAATTTAAACTATATAAAATTTAAATTATATATTTACTCAACTTTATGTGCAAAGAATGTTATATCAGCTTCCAAATGGAAAAGTTATTAATTTAAGTATTGATCAATACTTAGAACTTACTAATGAAGACATACAATATATGATGTCTATAGACTTTGGCGACCATATAATCAATCCTTTTAGTGATTCTGCAATCACACAAAACTCAAAAGAAAAATATTATGACTTTGATTATCTATCAGATGATGAAAGTTTTGATGACAGAATATCAGATGATGAACCATTTGATGATATCATAGACCTTTCAGGTCCTACAGATTAAATATTTATATTGTAATACACAGTATATCCCACTTATTACAGATTGAGTATCTGTGATATAGTATTCTACTCACACATCTATTTATTTTTAAATTTATTATTATGAACACAAAAGTAATTGTATTAGCAGATCCTGCTACAAAAACTGTTATTAACCTATCTGCTAATAAACCAGAATGGGGTTATGTAAGATTGCAACAATTAAGATTTGTTGCTGATGAAAAATCTGGTTTTATGCGTGCTAAAAATGTAACAGCATTATTACCAGCATTAGTTGATGATTTACAAGCTGCTAATTTCTATGAAAATCAAGAAATTACTGGTAGAATTGTTGTAGAAGAATCTTTAACACCATTTAACAAAACTAATCCTGATAGAGATCTTAAAATAGCAGGTGCTACAGGTATTATTTGTAGAGTTGAAGGTGCTCCTATTTATCGCAGAACAAGATTTTCTTTTAATGCTAATGCTCAAGATACACATGTACAACATGATAATGTATCTGAATTAAGAGCTGCGTATGAAACAGAAAAAAGTTCAGCAATGCAACCTAATGAAGATTTCTCTATTAAAGAATGATTTTAACTTATAGGGGGACATAATCTGTTCCCCTTTTTATTTATTTATTTTATTGTATATTATGGAAAAGCTTAAAAATGAGGTAAGAGATTATCAGATGCGGTCAGAAACTGTGACTAGCTATCAACAAGACAGATACAATCAGTATCAAAACTATTTGTATAAGAGAGCATTGTATGGTTTAAGTGCTCTTACACAAGATGAATTAGCTACCATGTGTAGTAAAAAGAAACAAAGAGTTATTAATGTTTATAAGAAAGCTCAAGTAGTTATCAATAAACTTAAACAACAAGCAACTATAAGTTATACTAACTTTATATTTGAAACTTTGTTTCCAAAGAGTCCTATTACTCAAGCTTTACTTGCTGAAACTGAGACAGATGATGCTTTAATCAATAAATTAAACTTTAAAGATTTAGGTATTGAAAAGTCTCAAATTATTACTATCTTTATTGCTGAAGGAGTGCTGCCTAAAAACTTTTTAAGTTTAGAGGGACCTCAAAACCAGTTACCAAGATTGAGAAATGATAAAAAGTAAACTTAAAATGTGTGATGGATGTCAAAAACCATCTATGATCTGGAAGAACCATGGGGGATTCAAGTATTGCAAGTATTGTTGGAGTTGCCAAAAAGCCATTGATACAGACAGTTCACAGAAACCAACTGATTATAAAATCCCTCTGGTTTCTTCTAAAAGAAAAAAGAAAGATGTTGAGTATCTTAAATTAAGAGAAAGATTTCTAAATGAAAATCCAGTATGTCAGGTCTCTGTAACCGGTTGTATGAATGGTGCCAGTGATGTGCATCATAAATATGCCGGTTCAAACAGAGATGCCTTTTATTTGGTTCAAAGTACATTTTTAGCAACATGCAGGTCATGTCATTTGTGGATCCATTCTAACCCAAAAGAAGCAAGAATACTAGGATATTTAAAATAACTTGCTATTATGTAATAATTGTCATATATTTGTAAAAAGATATTATGAAAAATTATTATGTATATATACATGTTAGACTAGACTTAAATGAAGTTTTTTATGTTGGTATGTCTACAATTAACAATGAAGGTTTAATTTATTCAAGAGCTTATAGATCTGCTTTTGAAAAAAGAAAAACAGCTTGGCATGATTATGCTAGAATATGCCCCTATACTGTTAAGATAGTAAAAGAAAACCTTACTAAGGAAGAAGCTTTTAAATTAGAAATGAAGCTTATTAAAAAGTATGGTAGAAAAGATTTTAATACAGGGACTTTAATAAATCAATGTGATGGTGGAGCAGGATTAAAAAATCCAGGTCCTCAATTGAAAAAAAAGATCCAATTTTCTAAAAAACATTTATCTCATGTATATAAACAAGCTCAAAAACCTTATAGTATTTCAGTTAGTGCATATACTAAAGATGGTAATTTTGTTAAAACTTATAATAGTATAAATGACGCATGTAAAAATGTTAATTGTTTACATGCTGATATTACAAGAGCTATTAATGGTAGAAGATTTTTAATTGCAGGTTTTCAATGGAGAAAGTATGAAATTAAAACTGGTATAGGTAAAGTACCTGAAAAAAAGCAATGCAATAAGCAAATTGGTCAGTATGATTCTAATACTAGCACCTTAATAAAAGTTTGGGAAAGTGCTTCTCAAGCATCTAAAGATCTAAATATATCTAGAACAGGTATTAATAATTGCTTAAAACAAAAAAGCCATACAAGTGCTGGGTATATTTGGAAATTTATTTAAATCTTAAACAACAAGAATAATAACCAACTAATCCTGCAGAAGCCAGAACATTGGGCTGGTTAAAATAATTTATTAACTGATTAAAAATTCTGATTATGAAAAATGATTTTATTAAAATTCCTGTTACAACAAATTATAATATGTTTAACAGATTACCAATGCAAAGACCAACATTGTCTAAGCATACACAAGAATTAGTAGAAAGTGTTCGCGTATTAGGGAACACAAGACAAGTTATTTGTTGTAAAGTAGATTTCTTTACAGGATCAAAATTAACATATGTAATAGATGGTGATCATTTATTAGATTGTTGTAGAAGAGAACAAATTCCGGTAAGATATGAGTATGTTGAAGTAATTGACAAAGAAGATCTTATTAGAAAAATGGCTTATTATAACAATTCATCTAAGTCTTGGCAGTTAAAAGATTACATTCATGCATTTTCATTTTATAGTCCTGATTATGTTAAACTTAGTGAGTATATGGGGTTATATAATTTAGAATCTTTAATGATTGCAGCAATTTGTAATAATAATAATTCATATAATAGTGTTTCTGCTGCTAGTGCTAAGATTAAAAATGGAGAGTTTAGAGTAACTAATCCTAAAGCTCAAGAAATGTGTAAAGCATTTAGTGATCTATTTATTAAGATTGGAGTTGCTGATAGATGGGTTAAGAAACAATTCTTAACTGTATTTATTCAAGCTTATCCTACATATGATCATAAGAAAACATTAGCAAATATTGAGGAGCACATTAAAACAATTAAAGTTATGTCAGATCCTTCTTATGCTAATAAATTTATTCAAAAGAATGTATTCAATTTAATTTAACATGGACAGACAAGACATACAACTAGAAGCATTAGCTGCTACTGATAGTAAACAAAGAAGTTCAATCTGTTTAGGCACAGGGGTCGGTAAGACCCTTGTTGGCCTAAACTATATTGAGAGAAACAGTACACCACTAATGAGAATACTGGTAGTTGCTCCTAAAAAAGCAATATTTCAGTCATGGAAAGATGATGCTGAAAAGTTTAATATGCATCATTTATTAGGTAGAATAGTATTTACTACTTACTTAAGTCTGAATAAGAAAGATCCAAAAGACTTTGATATTGTATGTCTAGATGAATGTCATTCATTACTTGATAGTCACCGGGGATTTTTGCAATTATATAAAGGTAAAGTACTAGGTTTAACGGGTACTCCACCTAGATATAAAGATTCAGAAAAAGGTAAGTTAGTACATGAATTCTGTCCTGTAGCATATACTTTTAAAGCAGATGAAGCTATTGAGAACGGTATCTTAAATGATTATCAAATCATTGTACATGAGCTTTACTTAAGTAATCAGAAGAACTTTCCAGTTAATATGAAGAACAGATCATTTATGACATCTGAGGTTCAGAATTATAGTTACTGGTGTAACAGACTAGAAACAGGTTCTGGTCCGGTACATATCATGAGAGTTATGAGAATGAAAGCTATGATGGAGTATCCAAGTAAAGAGCACTATGCTAAAAAACTATTTGAAGATATCCAAAGTAAATGCATTCTGTTTGCTAATACTCAAGATCAAGCTGATAAACTATGTAATTATAGTTATCATAGTAATAATACCCAATCTGAGGTAAACTTAGATTTATTTAAAAATGGTAAGATTAATAAACTTTCAACTGTTCTGCAGTTAAATGAAGGTATAAACATACCAGATTTAAAACAAGGTATTATAATGCATGCTTATGGTAATGAAAGAAAAGCAAGTCAAAGAATTGGTAGACTACTCAGATTTAATCCTGATGATAAAGCTATTATTCATATCTTGTGTTATAAAGACACTGTAGATGAAAAATGGGTAAAAGATGCTCTAGAAGGATTTGACCAAAGTAAAATACTCTGGAAAAACTTTAACATTACATTATAATTTATTATATTAGTTATATGGATATATCTGATACACACAAACTTATAATGCACAATGATGACATAAATGATTTTCCTTATGTTATGGCTTGCTTGATTAAATTATGTAATCATGATCCTATTCAAGCTGAGCAGTGTGCATTAATTACACATAGTAACGGTAAATGTGACATTAAAAATGGTTCATGGTATGATATGCAATCTATAAGTGAAGATTTAGTATCTTTGGGACTTAAAGTTACTGTAGAAGAACATGAAAGTCATATGCATTAATGATACTAAAAAGCCAGCTAAGATTCCTCAAAATGAGTGGATTAAGGAAGGTACTATCTATACTGTTACTGAAACAGTAAAAATGGGTATCCAAGCAGGTAAGTTTGGATATCTTCTTAAAGAAGTATCATTATCTAAAAATTCTTTTCCTTATGAGTATTATGATGCTGATAGATTTGGTATCTTAGTAGATCAATCATTAGAAAATGCAGTAGAAGAAGAAGAGTTAATTGAAGAAGAACTTGCTGTCTAATTAAAAATCAAATTTTATGAAAGAAATGTTTATAGGAGCAGTATGGCTATATGTTGTGCTGTCTCAAATAATGACATTGTACTTTATGTGGTTATGGTCTCATGATCATAGCTTCTTAAATACAATTACTATTGGGGCCTTAGTATCTGAATTTAAAGGATTATTATTTCCGTTTTTCTTATGAGTTATACAGAAACTGATGTCCGGGATTATTTAACCAATGTGTTTATAATCAAGAAAACAAGAAAAAGAAACTACTTAGATAATAGAAACTATTTACTAGCTTTAATGTTTTATAAGTTTAATTTAACTGAAGATGAGTTAGGTTTTATATTTAAAATTGATAGAAGTACTATAAACATATCTAAAAAGATTCCTTATTTCTTGTTGTTATTGCAAGATGGCACATTCATTAAAAATACTACAGAAGTACAAAAGTTATTTCCATTTACTTTTCCTGAACCTAATATAAAATCTAAGCTTAAGCAAAGAAGCAAAGTCATGTTAAGTTTGGATCAAATGTTATATGGCCAAGTAAAGATGTATGCTGATAAAAATGATATGTATATGCATACTGCAATTAGAGAATTAATTAAAAAAGGTTTAGAATTATGGGAAGAATGAAAGAAGTTTACATGCAAGTCATGGAAGCTAATGATGGTATACCAGAAGGTTTAACCATTGGAGAAATGTCTGAAATGAAACAAATGGAAATTTATAACTGGGAATTGTATGAAAAAGAAAAAAGAAAAAATATCTTACTTGATATTGAAGATCCAGAAGAGATCAAAAAGATTGAGCTCACTGAAAGAAACTTCAAAAACTGTCTTAGAGAAGATTTTGAGAAGAGAGAGCAAGAACAAAAAAGAATTGCCAAACTTTATAGGAACTAATAATGAAGAAGGAGATTAAATTATATATGTATTATACTAGTTTGTTTATTGTAGGTATGATGTTTACTTTATCAGTAAACAAAACTGATAAGAGTTTAAAACATACTTCTAATAAAAATACTTTTCATTCTAATCTTGTAAAAGATTGGAGTAATGTAAATAATTCAGAAAAGAAAAAGTATCTAGAACATTTATACAACACAACTAAATCAAACTAAGATGGAAAAAGAAGTAAAAAAGAATTGTTACTATTGTCATTTAGATAAAGTTAAATCTGAAATGCAAGAGATTGGAGTTTGGGTATGTAATGATTGTTTAGAAAAAGCTAATCCTTTAGTTAAAAAAAAGAAATAGTATGAAAGTTGAAATATCTGATTATGAAGAAAAACAGCATTTAATGCTAGTTGCATTAAACATGGCTGGATTAGCTGTAGATTATGTTACAGTAGACTTAATACACAGTACATTGCTAAAATTTACTGAAAAAGGTGGTAATATGGATATGTTAGATGCTGTAGTTGTTAAAGAAACACATGCAAAAAAATGGGATAACTACTTTAAACAACAAGAACAATGAAACAATCAGCAGTAGAATGGTTAGGTGAAAACTTAATTACAGAACCTTATAGTGAGCAAGATTTTAAATACAATAATGAGTGTTGGAATAAAGCCAAAGAAATGTTTGAGCAACAGATTAAAGATGCTTATCAAACAAGTCATATTTCAATGATGACTGCAGATCAATACTATAATGAAAAATTTTCTTAAATTTACTACAGTATGGATTAGTCAAAACTTGGCTATTCCATTCTGGACTATTGGTCATATTCATTTAATGACCACTGTGTATGAAGATGTTATGGAAATAATTGCTTCCTTTGGTATGAATATCATAGTAGCAATTGGTTTCTGGATTAATTATAAAGAATATAAACAAGAAAAAACTAAAAAATTATGAAAAAGATTATATTTGCATTAACATTGTTATTAAGTTTAACAACTTTTGCACAAGAAACAACAGTAATAGGAGATAATATCTATCTTAAACAAGATGGTGATTTTAGAACTGTTATATTTAAGTATCCAGATAATGATGGTGCTATATCATTAGCTAAGTCAGATAATAAAATAGTTTTATTTTTGAGTCTGTTAGAAGGTTACCAATTTGGGAACAGTGGAGATGCTACTTTTGTTATTACTTTTAAAAAAGGAGATAGATTAACTGAGTACACTACTTATGGTAGAGTTACAGAAGGTCTTAAAATGGCTATTGTAAAAAATAATATTAAAGATGATGCTGCATTCTTAACAAGTTTCTTAGCATCTGATTATATGATGATAGATATGAGTGGAGATACTTACTTCTTTAGTTTAGATGAAAGTACTAGGGCTTATCAATTTTTAAAATAATTTATTATGGCTGATATATCCATGTGTTCAGGACAAGATTGTCCGATTAAAGAAAAATGTTATAGGTTTACAGCTCCTAAAAGTCTTATAGCACAAAGTTATTTTGCAGAAGCTCCGGGTAAAACAGAAGATGGTAAATTTACTTGTGAAATGTACTGGGGTGATAATAATGAAGCTGTATGGAATCAACTAAAAGATATAACTAATGGGAAAGATAACACTGACATTTGATTCTAATGAAGAAGCAGAAGAAGCTAGAACAGCTTTGGATGCTGGTAGATGGAAGATATTAGCTTGGGATTTAGATCAATATCTAAGAGGCAAAATTAAATATTGTCCAGATAATGAAGATCCTGCAGCTTATGAGACAGTCAGAGAAAAACTTAGAGATATATTAGAAGAGTATAATTTAAACCTAGAGTAAGATGAATGCAAAAAAAGAAAACTACAAAGTAGAAGAAATCCAGAATGATGGATTAATCAAGTACATAGTAAGAAAGAAGGCTTTCTTATTTTTCTGGAGTGATGTCAAAGATCACACAAATCAAGTTATAGTATATGATTCTAAAAGAAAGGCTCAGGCATACATTAACTTCCTTAAGTAGCAAATTTTACAGATGGCTGTTAGGAAGAGAGATATTTTTAAAGCTACTTAAGAAAAGACATGATAAAGATGTGGAGTATAGAGTGAAAAAACGCTTTATTATTAGACCTATAGAAACTTTTTTAACAAGAAGTTATCCTGGTATCACTTCTGAACAAGAATTAATGCTGGCTACTAAAAGGTATTATAATTTTAGTAAAGTTGATGAGTTTAAATTAATGGCTGAATTTATGAGTATTTATAGAGACGTTTCTGGAATGAAAGACTTAGTCAAAATTATTGTTGAAGAACATTATCATATGACTAAAAATGTTGATCAAAATTTGCATTATTTATGGCATCTCTATAATCATGGTACAAAGGCTGGTGAATACCGGCCTTTTATTTTACTAGCAGAGATCCAATTATTAAAAGCTTTAGATTATATAACTGAAGATGAAGCGCATAACATGTCTAACATGATGCAATCTGAAGATACTGATAATCTAAATCTTGTATATCTTTCTATACTTAATATGAGAAAGAAAAGAATAGAAAAACATGGAGAATGGGGTATAGGTCCAGCAAGTGTAAGACTTAGTGAAATTGTAAAGGACTATCCACATACTGTATTATCTAAAGAATTATTTATAGCAACTTTTACTAAACAGGTATGACAGAACAAGATTTAATTGATTTAGGCTTTACTAAAGTAGATATCAATGACTCAGAAAGTCAAAATGGATATGATTATCATTATTATAATCTTGAAGTATTTGATAATTTAACATTAAGTTCCGTAGATAGTGATGAAGTAAAAGATGACCAGTGGTTTATTTATAACCTAGACTGGCCACTTAACTTCAAAATATCTGATAAAGAACAAGTTATTCAGTTTCTAGAGATCCTTCATTGTCCGCATCAGAACGCAGTTTAGCCTTTTCAGCAAGAATATTAAAGATAACTAATGTAGCTGCTGATTTCCAGCACTCATCAATTTTTTGAGAAATTAAATCCATAGGAGCAGGTGTTGTTAAAACTTCACCTGTTCTTAAATGGATTTTAGTTCCTGCATCAGAATTCATTGCATTAACAAATGATATTCTAGTTATATGAGTAACATTAAGATGCTCTATATAAGGACCATCTTTATCTGTAAATTCTATTGCTAAAAACATTAGACTATTTGATTACCTTCTATTTTATAATTATTTACTTGAACCTGGCCACCTACTTTCTTTAAGATAGCAAAACCATGGTTCCATTCATTGATCTCTAAATACTCAGGAGTAAGCTCACATAAACATCCAAGGCTATAACCACGGATAATTGTTGACTCTCCTGGTCCATAGACTCTTTGAATACTAGAACTAGTTTTATGAAAGTGATTGATAAGACAGTTAGTCTTTAATCTCATTAGAGCTGTACGGGCTGGTACTACACCACCTGCACCTGGAATTTTATCTCCATGTTCTATTAAGAAGTCACCAAAGACAACTTTAGATCTAAATGGAATGTATTGTACACCATATTCTGCAACATGTAATAAGACATCTAGTCTAAATTCATCCATGTCAATTAGCTCTGATGCTTTTACTCTAAGGTATCTTTCAAATCTATTTTCATGGTTACCCGGAATTAAATAAATTGGAATACTTGGGAATCTAGATCTACAATAGTCTAGAAACTGTCTACCGGCTTCTATTTCTTGTTTGAAATGAACCATTCTTGGATCTTTCTCATGGAATGAAAGCTGATAGAAGTCTAATAAGTCACCATTGATGAATAAAGATTCAATCTTTTCTTCTTCCATTTTGGCAAATGCTACTTCTATAGCATCATTATCTTGGTAAGGAATATGAACATCTCCAATGATGCCTACTGATTTGGTTCCCGTAGGAAATACAAAAGTATCACGCTTGCTAGCATAAGACTCTGGTAAGAATTTTTCTTTCATAGTAAATTCTACTTTAAGTTCTTGTTGAT